GAATGTTGGACTATTTTTATGCCTGGACCTAAACAACGTGAGTGGGGTTTTGATGTTAAGGGTCGCTGGGTACAACACGAACAATATTTAAAAGAAAGATATGAACAAGCTCGTAATTAATAATACAAAATTTAAAGGCTTAGTTGCTACTATCTGTAGAGAAATTGCTGCAGATAATTGGAAACCAGATTATATTGTAGGTTTGACCAGAGGCGGACTGTTACCCGCTGTCATGATCAGTCACTACTTAAATATCCCTATGCAATCATTAGATATTAGTCTACGGGATGGTGGTGAATGCGTTAGTAATCTAGGCATGGCAGAAGATGCGTTTGGGTATGATCGAGAACCTAAAAATATTCTTATTGTAGACGACATCAACGATCAAGGCAGTACACTAAACTGGATTATGAATGATTGGCCTAGCGGATGTTTTCCAGACGATACTCGTTGGCAAACTGTTTGGGGCAATAATGTTCGATTTGCTGTAGTAGTTGACAATCTTTCTAGCCAGTGTAGTGTAGACATGAATTACTGTGGCATGGAAGTTAACAAAGCAGAAAATAATGTGTGGATTGAATTCCCCTATGAAGAATGGTGGACTAAATGATAGATTCAAAAATTAAAGTACATTGCACAGATGCTGGTAAAGATTTTGACATGCATGTATTAGGTTACAAACCCAAAGCATTTTTAGAAGTTGCATTTCAAACTATTAAATTGAGATTAGCATATATGGAAAGAACTAAGGCATTTGTAGGAAGCCTAGGAGGACGAGAATTTGTCGTTCGTGAAAACAATCTACCAGAAGAACGCAAGGAATTTAAAAGATGAATCTACATTATTCACTAGATGATGCACGTGAAGAAGGGCATGCTCCGTGGGATAACATTGTCAGCGATGATTTTCATGTTGTAATATTTCAAGACAAGTACCCTGTTACTGATGGTCATTTGTTGTTTGTGCCTAAATATTCAGCTAATGGTGTAATTGAAGATTGTTTTGCAGATGCTCTTAAAATAGGGCAAGCAAAAGTTAAAGCAGGGGAGTGGGATGGGTTTAACATTGGTCTTAATTGGGGTGAGGCTGCAGGGCAAACTGTCCCGTATCCACACGTTCATTTAATTCCAAGACGTAAAGGCGATATGGAAGATCCTACTGGTGGTGTTAGACATGTTATACCGGAAAAAGGTAACTATCGCAAATGGTAACTGTAGTTGTACCGTGGGAAGATACGCAGACAGAAGTCTGGTGGAATGAAACATGTGCTATGGTTTTAGAGCACTTTGGTCTTCCTGGTGATAAGTATACATCCCATCCTACAGAAAATGCCATGTCATTTATATTTCATGATGCCAAAGATGCGTTACTGTGTAAAATTTTATTAAGCGATAGAATATGAAAAGAACATTGTTTATTGGAGATAGTCATACATGCGGTTACGACCTATCTCAAGAATTTCGATTATGGCATGAAAACAATTATTGCGAATCGTATTATCATATTCATAATAAGCCTGCGTTAGTGTACGCTTGTCCCGGGGTGCCGTTTAGGATGTATACAGAATGGCTTACTACTATGTTTAAAAGATACGATGACATTGATCAAGTTTTTCTTTGTTTGGCTCCTTTTAATCGATTCATACTTGCTGGAGACGATCCTTCCGATATGGGGTGTGTTCCTACTGATAATTTTATTGTAGAGCAAGATCCTAAAAATGCTCCTATACAGAGATTCTGGGATAAAGCAACAGCTAACGATAGAATGCAACTATTCCAAAAAACTACATATGAAGATTATGAAAAAATTCCTGCCTGTGAGTTTAGCGATCTTGACGGACTTATAGAACCTGATATTAGAAAAAATTCATTCATGGAAGTTAAACTTTTTATGGAACTAAACACGTTTTTAGAAAAGAGAGACTATTTTAATTCTATATATACATGGGATAACATCTGTAACGATAACGGCGCTGATCTTTATATCTTTAATTTTAGAGACAGGATGCGTTTTCCAGAATATAGTAACTACTACGGCAAATTGAAACGTACAGTATTTTCTCCTAAGACTGTTGAAATGTACTTTAAGAATAAACATATAGATCACGAAAAATATTTTATGCCGGATAACGAACACTATACAAAAGATTTTCACGATATGATTGCAGAACAATTTATTCCATGGCTAGAAAAACAAAAAAAATATTAATTGCAGGAGATAGCTTTGCTGCAAAATGGCCTAGCTGCAACGGATGGGTTGATCTTCTTACGGAGGAATATGATACAACAATTTTGGCGCAGGCAGGGGTTGGCGAATATAAAATATTAAAACAACTAGAGTCAGTTAAAATTGAAGATTATGATTGTGTTATTGTTAGTCATACTAGTCCTAGTAGGATACATGTTAAAGAACATCCATTACATAAGATAGGATTTCATAAAGACTGCGACTTGTTGTTTAACGATATTGATCGATTTTCATTTCCTGGATCAGCGTTAGATGTAGCAAAAAAATGGTTTGTGAATTATTACGACGATGATTATCAAGTTGATATGTATAATCTAATACGTAATAAAATTAATAGCATTATACCTGTTCCTTATATCAGTATGTCTCATATAGACGTATTAAAAGATATGTCAATCGAAAATATACATTTAGATTTTAGTGGATTATGGTCTACTAACAGAGGAAGTTGTAATCATTATGACGAAGTTGGTAACCGATTTATTTTTAAAAAAATACAACTAGAAATTGAGAAACTTACATGAAATATGCAATAGGATTTCTTATAGCTTCAATATTATGGCTATGGCTTTTAGATAGTGTTCCTGTGCCTAGTGAGGTAGTGTATGATTGCAGCATGGCTGAGTTTCATCCGGACTTTCCTCCTCAAGTTAAAGAAGAATGTCGCAAACTGAGATATGAAAATTGGAAATTACAAAATGAAAAAAATACAATCTAATTCTTGGACTATTACTTTAGAAGAAGATCCCGAAACCGGTGATCTTATTATGCCAATTCCTCAAGAGGTGTTAGAGTTACAAGAATGGCAAGAAGGCGATACGTTGGAATGGATTGACCTAAATAATGGTAGCTGGCAACTCAAAAAGGTTGACACAATAACAAACAAGAGTGTATAATAGTAATATGAGCAAAATTAAAATCGCAGAGCTGTTCTACAGCATTCAAGGTGAAGGACGCTATATGGGTGTGCCTTCTGTGTTTCTACGCACATTTGGTTGTAACTTTAAATGTGCTGGCTTTGGTGTACCGCGTGGGCAACTGAGTACCGAAGCCGACGATATTGCAGAAGTTGCACATTTATATAACAAATATGAAGAACTACCCTTGGTTAGTACAGGATGTGATAGCTATGCTAGTTGGCATCCTAGTTTTAAAGAACTTAGTCCAATGCTTACCAGTGATGCTATTGCAGATCGTATTATGGAAATTCTTCCGCAAGATCACTGGAAGGACGAACACTTGGTTATCACCGGTGGAGAGCCATTGCTGGGTTGGCAACGTGCTTATTCCGACTTGCTAGATCATCCTAAGATGGCAGGCTTGAAAGAGATCACATTTGAAACTAATGGTACTCAAAAGCTAACTCCAGAATTTGCCGCATATTTGCATACTTGGAAAAGCCACCATGATCAAGACTTTTGGCGTGAGATTACATTTTCAGTAAGTGCTAAACTGCCGTGTAGTGGCGAGAAGTGGGAGGAAGCAATTTGTCCTGAGATTGTATGTGGGTACGAAGAATACGGTACAGCTTATTTAAAATTTGTTATTGCTACAGAACAAGACTTTGCTGATGCAGAACGTGCTACTGAAGAATATCGTAAAGCAGGTTTCACCGGGCATGTTTATCTAATGCCGGTTGGCGGTGTAGAAAGTGTGTATGCGTTAAACAATCGTAAGGTAGCCGATCTTGCTATGAAGAATGGGTTGCGGTATAGTGATAGATTGCAAGTGCCGTTATTTAAAAATGAATGGGGAACCTAATGCGTAAATTTGTAGAAAAATTATTTGGTATTACTAAACTTAAAGCAGATGCAGAAGCTGCTATGCAGGCCGCTGAAGAATCTAAAAAATTAGCAGAAGCTGCTACTGCGGCTGCTGAACGTGCTAAAGAAGCAGAAGAACTAGCTAAATTAGATCCAAAGGCTCGTGCCACACGTAAAAAAGAACCTTGGGTAGGTGTGTTAGAAACACATGTTAATAAAGACAATATTCGTAATGGCTTTTTTGAACTTGACTGGAATGACGAGTTTGTGTTAAAATTGAAACAAGAAGGTTACGGGTTTGACGGTGATAAAGAAGAAGAAATTATTGATCGTTGGTTTCGTGAACTTTGTGCAGGTGTAGTAGTAGATGGTGATTTTGGCGGTGCAGTAAACACTGGCGTGATTGATATTAAAACTGTTAAAAAGAATAACACATGAACTACATTATAGTTGATACAGCAAATACATTTTTCCGTGCTAGACACGTTATTAACGGCGACGCTGATATCAAACTAGGCATGGCTTTTCATATTACACTTAACAGTGTCAAGAAGGCTTGGCAAGACTTCAACGGCAATCACGTTATCTTCTGTTTAGAGGGGCGTAGCTGGCGCAAAGACTTTTATACTCCTTATAAGGCGCAACGTGCAGCCGCCCGTGCCGCCCATACAGAAAAGGAAGCAGACGAAGAAAAGATCTTTTGGGAAGCCTTTGATACGTTTAAAGATTTTATTAAAGATAAAACTAACTGCACAGTTATGCAACATCCTCGCCTAGAAGCAGACGATCTTATTGCAGGGTGGATACAGAGTCATCCAAACGATAACCATATTGTGATTTCAACAGATACAGATTTTGTGCAATTGATTGCACCCAATGTAAAACAATATAATGGTGTTATGGAACATGTTATCACGCACGAAGGTATTTTTGATGCAAAAGGTAAAAGAGTCATCGACAAGAAAACGCAAGAGCCAAAAGCAATCCCAGATCCAGAATGGCTCTTATTTGAAAAATGTATGCGTGGTGATACCAGTGATAATGTCTTCTCAGCGTATCCGGGTGTTCGTACTAAAGGCACAAGCAAAAAAGTGGGTCTTACTGAAGCGTTCGAAGATCGTAAAAGCAAAGGATTTTCGTGGAACAATCTCATGCTCCAGAGGTGGACTGATCACAATGGACAAGAACATCGAGTGCTAGAAGATTACGAACGCAACCGTCGTCTAATCGATCTTGCTCATCAGCCCGACGATATTAAAGCTATTATGGCTGAAACTATTGCAGAAGCAACAAGTGCTAATAAAAATATTAGTCAAGTTGGATTACGACTTATGAAATTTTGCGGCCTATATGATCTTAAGAAAATTTCTGATCAAGCACAGGCATATGCTGAACCGTTAAATGCGAGGTATACACAATGACACAAGAATTACATGCTAAACCGATTATCAATGATAAGTTTTGGATTGTTGAAAAAGACGGTGAGAAGTTTGCCACTCTTCGAAAAAACGAAGACAATCGATTTGTATTGAGCAATTCGTCAGGTATTAAAATTTATGATACAAAAAAGAGCCTAATAGAATATTTTGGTAAGAACTTTTTTGTTGCTAAAATTATTAAAGAAGCAGATGATTCATTGGTACATGAAGTACATGGATTTGCAACTAGTGTATCTCCGCATAATGCAATGTATGATGTAAGACGAAAACTTCCGTTGTTTACTAAAAGTGCAGATAGTAAAAGTTTATACTGTGCAGGGTATTATATCATTCGATTTGACAAAGGATGGGTTAAAAGTTTTTGTCCTAAGTTAATCACCATTGAACGATATGAAAACAAAGGTCCATTTAAAACAGAACTTGAAATGAAACAGGTGTTGACTAATGCTTCAAAATAATATTCCTAACAAGTTACCGTCAGTAGAAAAATTAATTCAACGAGTTAATGCCGCTGAGAAAAGTCAACAAAAAGAAATTAGAATTAGTATACAAGAATCTCGAGAGCTTATTCAGGATCTCTCATTGATAACTGTTAAATTAGGTAAAACCGTTGAAGAAATTCATACGATGTTAGCCGAAATACGTGCTTCAACTACACAAATTGATGTAAAGTTTGATGGTGGTAAGTTCTAATTAGACTAAATATATACGTGGTTAATTAGGAAACACGTATATATGAGCAGACCAAAACCAAATATTATACTAGAACATACAAGCAAAGATACGTACAAGATCGAGCAAATCCTCGAAAGCGAAGCCATCTGGGCTGTATTTTATCTTGGTAAGCCTTTTAATTTAAAGAGTGGCAATATGGTTACTAGCTATCCCGGTCCTAAATATAAAAAAGTATCATTCAGTAATCCAGGTCACGCACATAATCTTGCGAAGAAATTGAATCATCTCTTTAAGTGTAAAGACTTTTCTGTTTATAAACTAACAGACGGCGAAAAATTATAATATGAGTATCAAAGATACCTATAGTCTGGTATTTTTAAAATCAGCAGAAAAAAACGAAAAAGACTACGATATAGAAAAGTTGAGAAACAAGTGGTGGAATAATTTACGAAGCAAAGATGAAGGCGGTCTAAGACTAACAGACGAAGGACTTGAGTTTGTTAAATCTGAAGCACAAATGAAAACATATGCCATTACTATTCCAAAAGAAATTAAAATTACCCCACAAATTTTAATTTGGTTAGATCAATTTATTAATTCTCCGTGGCACATGCTAAAAGGTACAATAACCGTACTATCAGAAAAAGCAGCATTTGAATTATACCTGTTTTCCGGCGATATAAGAAAGTTAGGACAATCAAAGGCTATGGCCAAACGATTTAGCCAAGAAACAAACTCAGAATCAACCACTCCAACTCTTTAGCATTATAAATA